ATTGTTATACAACTTTAGTGCCAAAAAATATATATGATAGTTCCACATTTAGTGATTATTGTGAGGATGTTAACTTTAGTTTAACATCAAAATATTATATTTTGCCATCAACAAATAATAATATTACTGATAATAATTTTTTTAAAAATAGTTTAGATAGTTATTATACTTCTTTGGATGAATTATTGGATGTTGCGCATAATGGTGCAGTTAATGTTACAATGCAAGATACATTTAATTCATTTACATTTAAAAATTTGAAGAAACCTTTACCAACAGAATATTTGAATAGAAAGAAAGATATTAATTCATTTTCAATATTAAGTTTTGGAGAGTATGCCTCAATTGAGGATATGTTTTCTGTTTTTGATTATGATACATTAAATTTATTTGAGAATGAGTTTTTGGATTTTAGCAAATCAATTTATGACATAAATGAGAATAAGGATCAGATAAATTTGGTTGGATTGGAATATGGCAATCCTGTGGCAGCATATAGAAATTTTCAACTATTATATAGAAATTTGATGGAAGTCCCATCCAATTATCTTAATTTGAATGACACCGACTTTTACAACAAAACAGCAGATTATCAATCTCAAAACATTAGAGAGTTTTTGGATGGATTTTTGAGTTATGATGTTTTGTTTAAATATGGGAATCCAACACAATATAATAGATATGAATATAATTCATTGGTAAGTCATTTAGGTGGAAATTCAACCATACAGAACCAAAAGAGGTTCAAAGGATATGTTGCAAACACTTTACCAAATAACATATCACTTCAATCATCAGAATTATCAAATGCCCCTGCTTGGGAAACATTAAAATTACATGTTGGGTTCTCCACCATTGAATCTTTGACTTATAAGAATACTGGCTCATATATTACAGATTTCTTTATTGATAATAATATTGAATTTTCATCAGAGAATATCATTGCACTTGCAAAACCAATAAAGATATATGCAACACAAAAGTTAAAAAATCCAAACATTACAAGAGAAAATTTCTTGATATTGATGGATAATAACCAAAAAGCATTGGATACATTCTTGGAAGACAATGTAAACCAAACATTATCTTTATTAGAAAAAGAAATCAATAATATTGATATTGTTGAAATTAATGAGATTTATTCAGGATTGGATAGTAAGTTTTCAAAATATGATTTATATGAAACATTTAAAGCCATAAATGATAAATGGATATCTGGTAGTGAATATACAACTCGTACATTATTTGAAGATGTGATATTCTTGGATAGAGGTAATAGGAACATAGGTGATTTGTATTATGTTGATATTTTTGATTTAAAGAAGATTTTTATTGGGACAAGAACAAACTTGAAAACCCCTGTCTTTAATTTTATTGGTGGAATCTTGGTTAAGAATAATTTTAATGTTTTACCAATGCCATCTTATGTTAATTTTTATGGGGCATTATCTGCAAATGATGATATTAATGATGTTATTGGAACAGCAACAGAAATAGCAAATGATGTTTGGGGAAATTATTCTGATGTTGATTATAGGAAATCAGGACCAAAACTTGTTTGCATCTATTCTGGTAGGGGGTCAACAACCCCATCTGGACCAAAAGATTTTAGATATGGGGATGATGCTATTGATATGTTAAAACCATCAAAGATACCTTTCTTGGAAGACCAGACAAATAAAAAAGATTGGTCACAGTCAAATAAATGTGTTAGTTTCTTGGTTGATGCAGGAATTAGAAATCAAGCCATATTCTATGGCATTCAAGTGGATCAGAATAGCGGCACAGCAACTCTTGAATCATTAATTCAACAGGAGGCTTTAAGAAATTCTGCATCAAATAGGGGTGTAGCAACACAAAGTGTGTCATTATTTAACTTGTATAAGAACTTGAGTTACAAGTCAACAATTAACTGTATGGGTAATGCATTGATACAACCAACAATGTATTTCAATTTGGAACATGTTCCTATGTTTGGGGGGCCTTATTTTATTACAGAAGTTTCACATAATATAGCACCAGGTTCATTTGAAACAACATTCACAGGGGTTAGACAAAGTATTTATTCACCCCCAAGCACAGATACATATCTTACAAGTATTAATGAAAATTTATTAACAAAGATTGAAAGCAATTTTGCAAAATCTATTGTTAATGAAAAAGATGAAGAGGCAACAGCAACAAATAACACACAAACACAAGGTTCAAAACAAACAAATTCAAGTAAGTGTGGTAAATATTTATATTCAGGTTATTCTGAATATGAACAAACTACAGAAGAATTAATAGTTTATTCATCAGCTACACAAATTCATACAGCAATAAATTCAAAATTTCCAGGGAATTCAAAAATGGTAGATTATATATATCTTATTAGTTATTTGGCATCTTATGAAAAAGATGGATTTAAGGCAAATCACAATAATTTTGGAAATGTTTGGTTAACCTATTATAGGGGTGATATGGTTGATTACAATTCAGGAGAACCATTACACTTTTGTGCAAAAATGGATAAAAAGGAGAGCATACAAACACCTTTTGCAGTTTTTGGTTCATTTGATTTATATTTGCTTTATATGGAAAGAGCTTTGATTGGTTTTATGGCTCGTTTTTCTAATTTGGAAGGGAGTAATGAGGATAATTTTATTAAATTTTATATTATAGACTGGTTATATGGGCAGAATCCAGGTACTAACACAGCCTTAGATGCAAACAAGAATTTTGAAAGATTACAGAAGAACAAATTTTATGATGAATTAAATAAGAAATATGCAGATGCAAATATATCATTAAAATCTTTAAGACCTATAGTAACAGAAGAGCAAAAGGAATTATATGTTAGTGCAAGAAATAAATTAACAGGACCAAAATTAAATAAAGTGTGTGAATATACCTATAATAATATTAGGATTTATAGAACACCAGCAGAACCAGAATATACTTTACCATATTATCTTGATATGTTTTTTGAGGCAAAGAATCCAAAAGAATTGTTATATTTGGATGCAATGAATAAAACCATAGAAGATACCTTGGTAAGATTATATATACTAGATAGTGCACCATTTATTTCATTTTTTGATGTTAAGGTTAATTCAGGAGCAACATATAGCATAGCAGTTAGTTTAAAGATAGATAAGCAACCTAATAATATTCCATATACTGGGTTTAAGTTTGGTGCCGAATCTGGGGATACAGCAACAAGCGGTTTTGTTGTAACAAATGATATGTTTATAGGTTCGATTACTAGTAATCCTAATTTTAGCAAGGGAAACCAAAAAAAGGAAGAAGATGATATAATTGGGGATATAATTTCACATAAAGATAATTTGTTGAACATTAATTATATTGCTGTAAATTATACAAAATTAATTTTATACCCAAAATTGGAGTAAATTATTTTGATAATTCAAAATATTGATATATTTATATGTAAAATAAATTGACATGATTGAAAATTTGAATAACTACTTAAAATCAACAACACAACAAACATTGGATGATGGTTCAAAAGAAGTTTGTGACTTAATTACAGGAGAATGCTATGTTGTTAAGGAAAAAGATGGTTTAATAGAAAGAACTGAAAATAAAACAGTAAATAGACAGGTTAAGGTTAAAACTCATGGGGGTATAAAAGAATTATTAAATGACTAATAAAATGAAAATAGATCAGAAAATATTAAATGAAATTAATAGATACCACAATATAAATAGGTATATTACAGAACAAGATGCACCTCCACCACCACCTTTAGGTGATCCTATGTCAAATCCCAATGCTGCACCAATGCCTAATGCACCTATGACACCCCCAGGCGAAGTTTCACCAATACCTCCAGGTGGGGGTGAAGACCCTTTAAGTGCTGCAAATCCCCAACCAATAGATGTTGAAAATGATGATGATGTTACAGTTATTGATGATGAGGGTGATAGCAAAGAAGGTGATGAAGATTCAGAAGAATTGGATATTACAGATTTGGTTTCAAGCCAGAAGAATATGGAAACAAAGCAGAATGAGTATTTTGATAATTTGTTTGCACAGATTGATAAATTGGAACAGAAGTTGGCAACAATGGATGGTATTTTTGATAAATTAAATGCCATAGATTCCAAGGTGGAGAAGTATAGAGAAAAAACTCCGGAGGAAAAACTTGAATTAAGGACATATGATTCTTATCCTTTTAACCAAAAGTTATCCCAATTTTTTGATGACAAACAAGTTGAAATGGAAAAGAGTGGAAAAAATGATTATGTTTTGACATCTGATGATGTTACAAACATAAACCCAAATGAGATTAAAGATACTTTTTTCCCAACAGGTGATGAAGGTGAAGATGATGATTTTAACAATAATCAGGGATATAAAAATAGATTTTAAGTAATTAATATTTTTTTTAGAAAAAGGGGGTAACACCCCTTTTTTTTTCCTTTAAACTCACCTATCATTGTAGAGTTAAAGCATTGTAAACAAAAACTATATAATATGTCGAATTTAGATGCCATAATGGCGCAGTATGAAAAAAACCAAAAAGGGGAGTCCCAAAAATTATCACAGGAAGACAGAATGAAACGTTATTTTATATTACTGTTAAATGACAAAGAAAGTACAGGGCAAAGAAGGATTAGAATTTTACCAACAACAGATGGTTCATCTGTGTTTAAGGAAGCATGGTTTCATGAATTACAAGTTGGTGGCTACTACCAGAAGATTTATGACCCAGCAGGAAACGACAATGAGGCATCCCCATTGGCTGATGTGTATAATGCGCTTAAAGCAACAAAGAGAAAAGATGATGACGAATTGGCAAAAGATTACAAAGCCAAATTATTCTATGTTGTTAAGGTGATTGACCGTGACAATGAACAAGATGGACCAAAATATTGGAGGTTCAAACACAATTACAAGAAAGATGGCATTCTTGATAAGATTATTCCAATCTTTAGAAACAAGGGGGATATATCTGATATGGATGCAGGAAGAGATTTGATTATTGAATTAGTTAAATCAAAAAGTCCAAAAGGTAAGGAATACACAACTGTTTCAACAATCATGTATGATGACCCAACCCCATTATCTGCAGATGAAAATCTTGCAAAGAAATGGGCAAATGATGAATCAACATGGAGAGATGTTTATAGCAGGAAACCATTAGAATATCTTGAAGCAATTTCAAGAGGTGAATCCCCAAGATGGGATGATTCCCAAGGTAAATATGTTTATCTAAATAGTTCAAATTCAGAGGCATCATTTGGCGGTTCAGTTGTTGCAAAAAACGCAACAACTCAGCAAACAAGTGTTATTGTTGAAGAGGAGTATAGTGATGATGAATTACCATTTTAATTAACCTAAAAGAGATTTTTTGCAAAAAGTACCATAAAACAATACTTTGTGCAAAAAATCTCTCTTTTAAAATCAAAAAAATATATGGCAGGAATAAAGAAAAAGGTAGCAAAAACCAGTGTTGATGCTATCAAGGAGAAGTTTTCGACAAAAACAAAGTATAAACCAGAGGATTATTATTCATGTGGTGATGCTTTTTACAATGCTTGTGGTGTTCCTGGTCCAGTAATGGGTGGCATTAGTATGTTCTTGGGACATTCCAATACAAGCAAGACAACAGCAATGATATTGGCAGCAGCCGATGCACAAAAGAAAGGTCATTTACCTATATTCATTATCACTGAAAAGAAGTGGAATTGGGCACATGCTGTTGAATTGGGATTGAATGCTGAACTTAATGATGAGGGTGAATGGGATGGTGATTTTATCTTTAATGATTCATTTGATTATATTGAACAGATGACAGATTTCATCAATGAGATTCTGGATGCTCAAGAAAAGGGTGATTTACCATATTCTGTTTTATTCTTAATTGATAGTATTGGATCAATACCTTGTAAGATGACTTATGATGGCAAAGGTGGTAAGATGCACAATGCGGCTGTTCTTGCTGATAAGGTTGGAATGGGTTTACATTCAAGAATTTCAAAATCAAAGAAAGAAGAATACCCCTACCACAACACAATGGTGGTAATCAATCAACCTTGGGTAGAATTACCAGATTCACCATTTGGACAACCAACAATCAAGGCAAAAGGTGGTGAGGCATTATGGTTGGCATCTTCATTAATATTCTTATTTGGAAATCAGAAGAATGCTGGTATTAACCATATAACAGCAACAAAGAATGGTAGGACTGTTTCCTATGCAATTAGGACAAAAGTATCCATATTGAAGAACCATGTCACTGGTATAGCATATAAAGATGGAAAGATATTGGCGGTTCCTCAAGGTTATTTGCCAGACACAAAAGAATCCATTGAGAAGTATAAGAAAGAATATTCTCAATACTGGAATGGTATTTTATCTGGGGATGGGGATATTACTTTTTCTGAAAAGGAAGAAGAGGAAACTATAATTTTTGAATAATATGAAGAAAACCCTACTAATAGATGGAAACAATTTGTTTACAATTGGTTTTCATGGCGTTCGTGAATTTTATTCTGAAGGCAAACATATTGGTGGGGTTTTCCATTTTCTAAATACAATTAGATTATTTCTTGAGAAACATAATCATGATAAAGTTGTTGTATTCTGGGATGGAAATGAAAACTCACTAATAAGAAAAAATATCTATCCAAGATACAAGGAAAACCGTAGAATTTCTTTGGATGAGCATAAGTATGAGTCTTATCTATACCAAAGGGAGAGGGTTAAGGATTATCTTGAAGAAGTTTTTGTAAGACAATGCCAAGTTAATCAAAACGAGGCAGATGATTTAATTGCCAATTATGTGCAAGTTGCAAAGGATGAAAATATTATTATTTTTTCTGGGGACAAGGATTTAACCCAGTTAATTGGTGAGAATGTTATGTTATATTCCCCTGTGTCAAAAACATATTCCAAAAAAGGGGATTTAATTCATTTCAAAAACATTGATATTCCGCATAATAATGTTTATGTTTATAAAGTATTGATTGGTGATACATCTGATAACATCTATGGTATCACAAATTTTGGTGAGAAGAAATTAAAGACATTTTTTCCTAATTTTGATAAGAGAGATTATACCTTACAAGAGGTTTTAGATGAGGCAAAAGCATTGTTTGAACAAAACAAGAGCAAGACATTGAGCAATTTATTATCTGGTATTAGCAAATCTGGTTTGGTTGGGGATGAGTTTTTTGAGAAGACAGGAAAAATAATTGATTTAAGAAATCCGTTAATCACAGATGAAGGCAAGACAATGGTCTATGAAATTTATAGTGAGAGATTGGATCCAACAGACAGGAGTTATACAAACTTATTGAAGTTAATGAGAGATGATGGGTTCTTTAAGTTTTTACCAAAAAGAGATGATGCTTGGGTTGATTTTGTTAAGCCATTTATGAAATTAAGTAGAAAAGAGAAAAAATTTTAACAACAAAAAAAACTATTATGAGACAGAGTGAAACAACAAAGGTGGAGTTTTTGCTAACATTGAACAACAACATTATTGTTCAGAGGTTTTTAAACATTAAGGGTATCAATCCTGATGCCAAGGATTCTTTTGAACTCTATGAGTTTGTCAAGTATTTTTCAGAAGATTTGGCACAGTATTTGAAAATGAAATCAATTGGTTATCTTATTGAAAATAAGGATAGCATTTTGTATAACCCTTCAATTATGGAGACCTCATCAACAGATGAAGCAGAGTTATTCAACATTTATGTAAAAATTGGAGACCAAGTTGTATCCCATAGAGTAGTTGATGGGAAGTTATATCCCCCAAAGGTTAGATATACTGTTGATATTCGCTACTTCATTAAAGATTCATTAAAGGACTTGACAAATATCTTAATAAACCAAAACTTAACACACCAGTATTTAGAGAAAAATTTATTATCTAACCATTAATCTTTATTTTTATGTCAAAGAATTTTGATTACCTGGGTCAGACGTTCCAGTTGCAATTAATCAATCAGATTATTTTAGATAAGGAATTTGCAAGAGCCATATTAGATTTTATTAAAATATCTTATTTTGAGAATAAGTATTTTAAGTTAATCATACAAATGATTAAGGAGTATCATAAGAAATATGATGCTGCCCCAAACTTTGAAACACTAAATATGATTGCCAAATCTGAAATATCACAAGAATTGGCATTAAAGATTGTCATTGATACTATTGCAAAAGTAAGTTCAGCACCATTAGATGGTGTTGAGCTTGTCCAAGAAAAAGCACTTAAATTCTGCAAACAAGAAGAAGTTAAGATTGTTTTGGAAAAAGCACAGAAAGTCATTAATGAAGGTGATTTTGAATCTTATGATCAACTTGAGGAGTTGTTAAGATATGCTTTGCAAGTTGGTGTTAAGGAATCAAACGGTTTTGAGGTTTTTAATGATTTGGTGGGTGTGTTGGATGAGGATTATAGACACCCCATACCAATGGGTGTGAAGGGCATAGACGTTCTCTTAAAGGGGGGTTTAGCCAAAGGTGAGGTTGGTATTATATTTGCAGGTCCAGGTATTGGTAAATCAACCCTATTGACCTTGGTTGCAAATACAGCATTCAATAACAATTATAATGTTCTACATATATTTTTTGAAGATAATCCAAAAATTATTCAGAGAAAGCATATTACACTTTGGACAAAAATATCCCCAGATGAATTACCAAATAATAAGGATATTGTTTTTGATACAGTTAACAAAATAAAAGAAACTCATACAAATAAATTAATATTAAAGAAATTACCATCTGACACATTGACAATGAACCAAATAAAGAATCAAATCAGAAAGGTTATTGCTGATGGTATTAAACTTGATTTGGTTGTTTTGGATTATATTGATTGTGTTGTTCCAGATAGACAAGGTAATGATGAGTGGAAAAACGAGGGATCTGTTATTAGACATTTTGAGGCTATGTGCCATGAATTGAATATTGCCGGATGGCTTGGTACGCAAGGAAATCGGAGTAGTATTTCTGCAAATGTGGTGACAAATGACCAGATGGGGGGGTCAATAAAGAAAGCCCAGGTTGGTCATGTCATTATTAGTATTGCAAAAAGTTTGCAACAGAAAGAGATGAATTTGGCAACTGTGGCAATAACCAAGTCAAGGATTGGTAAAGATGGTATTGTATTTGAGAATTGCAAGTTTGATAATGAAATGCTTGAAATTGATACTGATACAACAGCAACATTCCTGGGATTTGAGGAACAACAAGTGGAACGTAAGAAAGAAAGGATTAAGGAGTTATTGGTTAAGAAAAATAGCAATGATAATTTTTTGTGAAAAATTGATTTTATAATCAAAATTGAATACTTTTATTTTTTGGTTTCATATTTATCTTAACCATAATAAAAAAAATATATGAAGAACATTTTTGAAAAGAGGGTAAATATTTTACCTTATGAATATCCATCCTTATTAGCGTATAAGGATGCTATTAGGCACTCATACTGGATTGCAACTGAATTCAATTTCACAACTGACATTGATGATTATAGGACAAAAATAAGTCATGAGGAGCGTGAAGTTATTAAAAGAACTATGTTGGCAATTGCACAAATTGAGGTGAATGTGAAAACATTTTGGGCTGACTTATATAAGAGAATGCCCATAACTGAAATTGGTGATGTTGGTATGACATTTGCAGAATGCCATGGTGAGGGAACTGAAATACTAACACCCAAAGGTTGGGTTAACTTTAAGGATATTGATACTAATACAGAGGTTATTCAATATGATTTAGAAACCAACACAATGACATCTGTTTTACCAAGTAATGTTATCAATGAACCTTACAAGGGAAAGATGCATAGGATTGAGAACCAAACATACAATGCATTACTAACCCCCAACCATAACATTTACTACAAAAATAGGAGTGGTGATATTGTTAAGAAGGCTATTAAAGATATTAATGCTTTTAGTAGTGATATGGAACTACCTTTTTCTGGTAAATTTGTTAATGAGGGTGTTGATGAGTTGAGTTTGGAGGATAAAATTAATATTGGAAACTTTGATTGGGTTGATTTATCAGATAAGTCTGAAAAGTGGTGCAATTCTTTTATTTATGAATTAACAAAATTGGAGGGGTCTAAACTTGATAGTGAGACTCAGAATGGTGATTATATTATTAAACACCAAACTATTAGTAAATTGTTTGCAGATAAGTTGCAAGTTATAGGTATTTTTGCTGGGTATGTAGTTGATATAACTAATGATAAAGATGTTTACAATGTAAGTTTTGTAAAAACTAACACCTTTTCTTCTATAACTGATAAACCTACTATTGAAGATTATGATGGTAACATCTATTGTGTTACAGTTCCTACTGGATGTATTGTGACTAGATATAATGACAAAGTTTTAATTTCAGGAAACTCGGAAGTTCGTCATAAGGATGCTTATGCTCAATTATTAAGAATTCTTGGATTGGAGAATGAATTCCAGACTGTTATTGAAATTCCAGCTATAAAGAATAGAATTAGTTATTTGGCAAAATATTTAGATGGGACAAGGAGTAGGGAGAATAAAATGTACACAAAGTCTGTATTATTATTTTCATTATTTATTGAACATGTGAGTTTGTTTAGCCAGTTCTTGATTATGATGTCCTTCAACAAGGAGAAAAATCTATTCAAAGGTATTTCAAATGTTGTTGAGGCTACCTCAAAGGAGGAAGAAATCCATGGTAATTTTGGATCAGAACTTATCAACATTATCAAAGAAGAAAATCCAGAATGGTTTGACGAAGAATTTGAGGCATTGATTGTGTCAGCTTGTCATAAAGCATATGCCGCTGAATGTGGAATATTGGATTGGATATTTGAGAACGGTGAATTAAGTTTCTTGTCAAAAGATACAATTAAACATTTCATTCAAAACAGATTTAACAATTCATTAAATAGAATTGGAATGAAGTCAGTATTTGAAGTTGATTTTACAGAGATTGAGAAGACATTATGGTTTGATGTGGAGATTTTATCAACAAAGGAGGGGGATTTCTTCTATAAAAAATCGGTGGATTATAATAAAAAGAGCAAGAGTATAACAGAGGATGACTTATTTTAAAAAACAAACAAAATGAATAAAGAAAAATATTATTGGTTAAATGATGAGAGTAGGCTTTTCTTATCAAGGGGATATATTAGTGAAACCCCCGAGCAAAGGATTAAAGATATTGCAAATAAAGCAGAGGAATATTTAAAAATTGATGGGTTTGCTGTTAAGTTTGAGGATTATATGGCAAGGGGTTTTTATAGCCTATCAACACCTGTATGGATTAATTTTGGCAAGGAGAAGGGATTACCAATTTCCTGCTATGGTTCCAATATTGACGATACTTTAGACAGTATTCTAAATGCTGGAAGGGAGATTGGAATGATGTCAAAATATGGTGGTGGAACAAGTGCCTATCTTGGTAATATTAGGGCTAGGGGTAGCAAGATATCAACAGGTGGAACAGCAGATGGTCCAGTTCATTATGCAAGAATTTATGATACAGTAGTTGATGTATGTAAGCAATCAGAGGCAAGAAGGGGTGCATGTGCAGTTTGGCTACCAATTGAACATGATGATATTTTGGAGTTCTTGGATATTGGAACAGAAGGCAATCCTATCCAAAATTTACAATATGGAATTACAGTTACAGATAATTGGATTAATGACATGAAGGGGGGTAATCCAACCAAGAGAAAGATATGGGCAAAAATAATTCAAAGGCGCAATGAGTTTGGGTTTCCATATATTATGTTTAAGGATAATTCAAATAACAATTCCCCCTACAAAGAATTGGGTATGGAGATAACTGCAAGTAACCTTTGTTTAACAGAAGACCAAAGAGTTGTCACATCAAAAGGTTATTTGACTGTTAAAGAGTTATATGAGAGTGGTGAGGAATTGGTTTTATTTAGTGGAAATGAAGCGGTTAAATCATCTCCTATGTTATTGAGAAATGAAGATGCTGAAATATTGAAAATAACATATTCAAATAGAATGACACAAAAGGTGACATTTAATCATGGGATACCAGTTTTTAATGATACTACAAAAGATATTGTAAGAGTTGAAGCAAAAGATTTGAAAATTGGTGACTACGTTGCTTTGCAAACAGAAAAAGGTTTGTTTGGTGATTTGGATATGCAAGATGAGGCTTATTTGTTGGGTGCGGCAAATAGTCTTTTGAGTGAAGATAAACCTAAAAATATTATTCCATCATATATCTGGAAAGCAAATGAAGAGACAGTAAAGGCTTATTTACATGGTTTGTTTAACATATCGAGTTATAATGATGATGGTTTATATATTGGGGATAATAAATTCATTTCTGATTTGCAAATATTATTTAGTAATTTAGGAATTAATTGTAATGTTGAAACTTTGAATAGTAATACATCAAAAATTACAATAAAAAAACATAATGGTGAGTTGGGGGTTAAGGTTGTTGCAATTGAGCAATTAGAAAATGAGCCAGTATATTGTCCAACAGTTGATAATGATGAACATATCTTTGTATCAAATGGTTTGAGAACATTTAACTGTTCAGAAATTCAATTACCAACAGATTCATTAAATTCTTTTGTTTGTTGTTTGGGTTCATTGAATTTACTTCATTGGGATGAGATAGTTGAGACTGATGCAATTGAGGTTTACACAATGTTCTTAAATGCTGTTATGGATGAATTTATATTGAAGTCAGGTAAAATGGCTGGGATGAAAAGGGCTAATAGGTTTGCATCACAACATAGAGCAATTGGCTTGGGGGTTTTAGGGTATCATTCATTATTCCAATCCAAATTAATTCAATTTGAATCTTTGATGGCAAAGCAATTAAATCATCAAATATTTAAAATAATTAAAGAGAAATCAGAATTGGCTTCAAAATATTTATATGAAGAGAATGGATATAGATGTTTAAGAGAGGGATATGCCAATACAACACTAATAGCTATTGCCCCGACCAAATCAAGTTCATTTATTCTAGGACAGGTAAGTATGGGTATTGAGCCAATCAAATCAAATTATTTTATTAAAGATTTGGCAAAATCAAAAACAATTTATAAGAATCCATTTTTGGAGATTGAATTGGATAAATATGGTTTAAATACCCCAGATACTTGGGAGAGCATTTTGAAGAAGGATGGATCAGTGCAGCACTTGGATTTCCCAACCAAGGAGGTTTTCAAATCATTCATTGAAATATCACCAAAAGAACTTATATTACAAGCAGCACAGAGGCAGAAATATATTGACCAATCACAATCACTTAATTTGATGATACATCCATCAGTTCCAGCAAAAGATATAAATCAATTATATTTGTATGCACATGAGGAGGGGGTTAAGACGCTTTACTATCAGTTTAGCCAGAGTTCAGCACAATCATTTGCAAGGAATATTAATGAGTGTGTGAGTTGTGAATCATAGATTTGATACAATTTGTTAAATAAAAAGCCCCCAGTCTATTAATTTAGATTTGGGGGTTTTTATTACTAATTTTGCTCAAAAATTATTTACCACTTAGGGTATCATAAATTTGCTCAAGTTTTTTTACATCAGATTCACTAAATGCAAAATTGCTATTATCAAATTTATCTTTCATTGTTGAAAGTTTATCTGTGATTTTTTTAATCATAGATAGTGCTTTTTTACCAGTCTTTGCTTTACCAGCAGCATGATAGTCCATAAAGTGACCTTCACTTCCTTTTTCTTCAACAATTTTTTTGACTAATTTAGATAAATCATTTTCTGATAATCTTACTGTTTTCATAGTTTTTTTTATATAAATATACAATAAAGTAAAATAGTTTACAAATTTATAAAAGGCATATATTTATAACTAAATAAGATATAATGGCTGAAGGTTTTACATATGGTGTTGAATTTCCTTTTGACACTTCACTTCGTGGGGATGCCTTAAAGATGACAGAAACTGCTTCAGATGAGATTAGAGCATCATTATTACATTTGTTATTAACAAGAAAGGGAAGTAGGTATTACCTTCCAGATTTTGGAACAAGATTATATGAATTTCTATTTGAACCATTGGATGTTGTATCATTTGATGTTATTGAGACAGATATTAGAGAGTCTGTTGCAAAGTATATACCAAATTTGGTTATAAACAAGATAATTATTGAACCTTTGGATCAGAATGAGGAGGTGCAAGGGGATAGGTTAAGTGTTGATGATGTTGGATTATCATCCAGGGATAAGGTTTATCGTTCACCTGGTAATGGTACATATCAGAATACTGCAAAAATAAAAATAGAATACACTACAAACAATAATAGTTTTTCAGGTAGTGAAGTTGTTGTAATAAATATATAATATGTCAGATAGAAAGATATCATATGGTGTTAGGGATTTTCAGAGTATAAGAACTGAATTGTTAAATTATGTTAGGACATATTATCCTGATTTAATAAATGATTTTAATGATGCTTCAATATTCTCTGTATTCCTTGATTTGAATGCAGCCGTTGCAGATAATTTACATTATCATATAGATAGGAGTTTGCAAGAAACAGTTTTGCAATATGCCCAACAAAAGTCTTCTATATATAATATAGCAAGAACTTATGGTTTAAAAATACCAGGACAAAGACCTTCATTAACCCTATGTGATTTTTCAATAACTGTTCCCCCATTTGGAGATAAGCCTGATGCAAGTTATGCTGGGGTTCTTGAAAGGGGTGCACAAGTCTTGGGTAATGGTGTTATTTTTGAAAGCATAAATGATATTGATTTTTCATCAGATTATGATGGTCAAGGTCTTCCAAATAGAACAGTTATACCAAACTTCTTAAATAGTATCCTTATCAACTATACCTTAACAAAACGTGAACCAGTTATTAATGGTGTTACAAAAGTTTTTAAGAGAGTTATTACAGCATCTGATGTTAGGCCATTTTTTGAATTGTTCTTACCAGACAAAAATGTTTTGGGAATTACAAGTGTGTTATTAAAAGATGGCCAAATAAATACAATTCCTCCATCATCAGAGTTCATTGGGGATACAAATAAATGGTATGAGGTTGATTCATTGGCAGAGGATAGGGTTTTCATCATTGATCCAACAAAAGACACAGGAAATGCAGGTATAAAGGTTGGAAAGTATATTCAAACAGACAATCGGTTTATAAGTGAATTTACATCAGAGGGTTTTAAGAAGATTACATTTGGGAATGGGGTTAATACAGCAATGGAGCAGTTAAACCAATTCACAACAACAGGTCAATTGCCAACATTACAGAATTATTTGAATAATTTCTCATTGGGTAGAACATTGAAACCAAATAGCACCTTATTTGTTCAATATAGAGTTGGGGGTGGGTTGAATACAAATCTTGGTCCAAATACAATTAACCAGATTGGTGTTAATTCATTTAGGTTGAATGCTGGAAATCCGGCACAAGAGTCAGCTGTAATTAATTCATTAAGGGTTAATAATTTATTTCCGGCTATTGGTGGGGCAGGATTGCCAAGTACAGAAGAGGTAAGGAATTTTGTATCATTTAATTTTGCGGCACAGAAAAGAGCAGTTACCATAAATGATTATGAATCAATTATACGTAATATGCCACCACAATTTGGGGCACCAGCAAAGGTATCAGTTCAAGAGGTGGATAACAAGATACAAGTTCTTGTTTTATCTTATGATGCAAATGGGAAATTGATTAGTGATAATTCAAGATTTTTGACAGACAATATTGCAAATTACTTATCAAATTATAGAATGATAAATGATTATATTGTTGTTTCATCAGCAAAAGTTATAGATGTTGGCGTTGAGGCTGCTGTTACCATATCAGCAGGGTTTACATCAAAAGATATTGTTAATAATATAATTTCAACAATAAATAATTATTTCATACCACAGAACATTCAGTTGGGTAAAGATATAAATATATCTGAAATAAAGAGCAGCATTCAGAATTTGAATGGAGTGATTACTGTATCAAATATTTTATTCAAAAATTTGGTTGGGGGTAACTATTCTGGTGGTGAGCCAGTTGTTGGGTTTTTTCCACCAGCATCAAATAGAATTATACGTGCAACTGATGAAACTATCTATGCTGATTCAAATGAGATATATCATATAAGATATCCAGAAAGAGATATTACAGTTAAGGTGAAGACAAATAATGGATTGACCATTATTTAAATTATTTATTTTGTTGGGATATTCTTTATTATTTTATAAATAACACTTAATAAAATATTTATGAATAATAAAGAGAAAAATGCAAAATAGTTTTAGAATTAGGACTGAAATTGGACGAGATAAAGTTGTTAATTTTCAGTTAGACCAAAATATTGAATTCCTTGAAATTTTATCTTTCAAAATAAGACAATCAGATGTTTATACATTGGATTGTGCAAACTATGGAGTTGTTACAGGGAGGGTTACAGCAAATAATGGTTTTGGTATTCCAAATGCTAGAGTTTCAATTTTTATTCCATTAAGTGAAGAGGATGAGAACAATGAGTTAATTACCTCCATATATCCATATAAGACAATAAATGATAAGAATGAGGATGGTTATAGGTATAATTTATTACCATATGAACCATCATATCCTGGGCATGTTGCAACAGGAACATTTCCTTCATTGAATGATGTTATGTTTGATGGTCAAGCTATTGAGGTATATGAGAAGTATTACAAATATACAGTAAAGACAAATTCAAGTGGGGATTATATGATATTTGGCATTCCTGTTGGAAGTTATACCATATTAATGGATCTTGATTTGTCAAATATGGGTGAGTATTCATTGACCCCCCAAGATTTGATTAGAATGGGGATGGCAACAGAAGGGCAGTTTGATAATAATCAATATCAAAAATCAACTGATTTAAATTCATTACCACAAATTGTATCCATATCAAAAGGTTTGAACATTTCACCATTGTGGGGGAATATTGAAACTTGTGATTCATCCATAAATAGGGTTGATTTTGATTTAAGGGATGATGTTAATATTGATATACAGCCCACAGCAATATTTATGGGGTCAATATTTAGCACAGCATCAAGTAAAAGAATACGTTCAAACTGTAAACCAAAAGATGATTTTGGTAATTTATGTGGGTTAGAGAGTGGTCCAGGTGAGATATTGGCAATAAGACAATCATTTAATAAAGATAATAAAGGTTTACCAGTTTTGGAAACATTTAGGGTTGGTAAAGTTATAGATGAAAATGGTGCATGGGTTGTTGAATTGCCTATGAATTTGGAGTATGTCATAACAAATGAAAATGGGGATAAGATAATAACAAATGACCCAACCATAGGAATACCAACAAAAGCAAAATATAGATTTAAAGTAAAGTGGGAGCAATCAGAAAAAATAAGTGAGCAAACAAAACGTGCATATTTCCTTGTTCCAAATATAAGGGAATATGGGTGGGATTCTAATGGTACATTTAATTCAAATTCTCAAAATAAATTAGATTTAGCAAAATCTTATTATTTTGGATTGGATTGGGATGGATATGCAAATGTTGATGCAGCAATAAAGTGTGAGGATACATTTTATGAATTTAAATCAAACAAGGTATATACTGTATCAAGTTTGATTGACCAATATAGAGGGGGTTCAAATAAGGGTAGTTTTATTGGTATTAAAGAAATTGCAGATACATCTTGTGATTCAACAACAAATAAATATCCAGTTAATGATGGGGTTAGGAATTTTGATTTTCTTTATTTTGTGTTTTCAATCTTGTTACTTTTGTTTTCAACTACGGGTAGGGTATTAGTAATAGTTTATCACTTTGTCAAATTTTTATGGAACTTATTTGCGGTGCCATTAGTTTATGCTGTTTCAATTGCATTACCTATTGTTACAGCCTTTTTATTTCTTCAAGCAGCAACATCTTTCCCATCAGTTGGATTGATATTAGGTTTTGCGGCTTTGGGTGCTTTAGCAACAAAAGCAACAATAGAATGGTTTAAGGTTTTTAAAGATGTTAAGAATTTTAGATTTCAAGCATTAACTTTACCTATGATAACTTATCCTGACTGTGAACTTTGTGATTGCAGTGGGGGTGATATGGAGCGGTCTGATAGTGGTATTCCAACTGGGGGTTTAATATCCCAATTGGCTAACCCTGCTTTGTATAAGGAAGGTATTACAGCTAAAGTTGAAACTTTAATAAAGAGTAATAAGTATAGTAATAGTAGGGAGGAGGAAATGTTACTTGATTCTGATAATATGGTTTCATTAGCAACAGAAGCATATGTAGGACAAATATATGATGCAAATAAGCCAAATAGATTTAGAGCATTATTTTCCAATATTTATTTAATGCCTTCAAATAGGACGCAAGTTTCAGCAGCAAGTTTAGGTTTATCCCCTGCTGAAAGAATTAACAAATTTAATCATAGGGAAAATTATTTCAAGGGGAATACAAGGATTGGGGTTACTTTTGCTAGTAAATTTAATTTAAACCAACATAATGATAATGTTTTAATTGTTATTACAAGTGAAAATAGAGAATCTGGAACATTATTAACTTTTTTGAATTTTGACAAATCAAAGGATATTAATTACATATCAGGTTATACAGCCACAACAAAAATCTCAGCAGAAACAAAGAACCAAACAATAAATGTATCTTATGCAAATCCATCAAATCCAAAATCTTCATTAACTAAACAGTATAAATTACCATATGGTGTTGACATTGATAAGTATTTATTTCCTGCTGATATTGAGTTTTATCAAGTATTAACTGGTATGACTATATCTGAATTCAAAAATAAAAATAAAAATAAGTCTATTAACCCAGGAAATGATGTTTCATTTATGTGGGAATGTTTAAAACCAAGAAGTACACAATTATTTATTGATTATGCAGAGGGGAAGGATCCAAATACTTTCCAATGGCAAAATGAGATTTTTTCAAAAATATCATCTGGTGATGATGGTGTTATAAATTATTTTAATGAGTTTGAAAATCAGTATGTTTTAATTTTACAGAGAGGGGTTGATCCATATTCTCCATTATATGAGAATACATATAGTTTGGGAAATATTTTTGGGTTTTCTGATATTAATTCTATTAAAATAACAACAAATGCAAGATTAAATATACCAATACAATCAACACAAAACTATTCAATACAAGAAATTTCCAATGCTAATGAAGTTTTATTTGATTCTTATTTTTTGAAACCTATAAATACTAGCATTGGATTTGGGTCAAATCAAGCATATCCTTTTCCTACGGATGCAAATGGGTATTATTCAAGCACAGTATTAACTGGGAATGCTTCAAAACCAAAAGGGTTTAAGTTTTTTAGTTTTACTGGTAATTTACAGGGATTGCAAGTTGATTCAAATAACTTATTCACAAGAGGTAGTTTCTTAAAAATAGATGGACTTAATTTTAGAGTATCAAATGGTTATGATTTATCAGATAATTTACTTGGGCTATCAACCTACTATGTAAGTAATGATATGATTGCAAATAAGAAAAAAAGTAATTTTTTGAAGCGGTTGTTAAGAGGGGAGGAAGTGTATTCAAATACTTATACAACACAAACATCTTTTTCAGAAAGTATAACAAATGAGAATCAATTGTATGTTAATAATAAGACAATATTTAGGACAGATAGGTTGCCGACATCAGATTATTTAGATGGTGCATCTTGGTCATCAACAACAGTTAATGGTTTTTATATTAATAAAGGGCAAGCAGCAGCATTACAACAAAATTTAGGATTTGCAACTTATGAAATTGTTGGGTCAGAACAATTTGCGGATAACCCAATACCATCAACAGATACAGGATATTCGCCACAAGATTTTTCAGGATATACTATGTCGGAAAATTTATTAACAACTTTGAATAGTTGCAATAATATGGTTAGTTTAAGTTGTTATACTGGCAAAGGAGTTGATTTTAAAGTGGATGAAACTTGTTCAGATAAAGATTCTGTTGAAAATGGATGCTATACTTTTGCAAAGAGAACTTTACTTGATATACCAAAAGATTTGAGAACATACACAGAATGGATTAATAGACTTAGATTTTTCTATGCTTTATGTAGAGGAGTGGTTTCAGAGGTCTTTGTAAATAACTGGGTAAATGGATCATTATTTGCCTTTCCAATCCAAACAAAAATTAAATATGATAACAATAATCAAGCTATTCTTGATGAGGAATCTTATTGTGATGATTTAATATATTTTGATAAAAGTACAAGTAATTTCTATTACCGTAGTTCCCCCTACAACAGGAGTAAAGATAGTTTTGTTGGTAGGACAGTAACCAAATTTGAGGAGAATAAAAAAAATTTACTGTTCCCAACTACAATAATGGATTTAGGTTATAAGAATTCATTATATGGTTTTAATAGTGATAATTTTGAATATTATTCATTTGTTATGAATAATTTAGAGCCAACAAGTTATGGAGATAATTCTGACATTCTTAATCTATTTGCAATTAGTAGGATTACAAATGGTAATTTCATAAAGAATTTAAAAAATATAAATGATTTATTTTCAAGAGACTACAAAAAAACAGATGGTGATTATAGTCAATTACTATCCATAAATTCTGAATTTGGTGTGGATAAATTTTCTACTGAATTTTATAGTATGACAAATAGTGCTAATTCAGAAATATCTATTCAATATGATAAAAAGGGTAATCCTGTTATTGGTGTTTTTTATTCATCATCACAAGATGATTTGCAATTGAAAGATTATTTAACGCCAGGCAGAGTTAATTTTAGAACACAGACTAATGAGTTAAAACCAAAATATTTTGGAATTAAATCTCAAAAAGTTCCATTCTATCAATGGGAAGTAAAAGGGTCTAATGTTTTTTTTGGAGATGAAACAAATACATGGTACACAGCAACAATTATATCTGATGAGTATCAAAATTTAGATAGAATTAAACCAGATTTGGCAACACTAAAAAAGTCTTTTAACCCAAAGAATACTGAAAAATATTTCTATAATGATGAAAGTCTTTTGAGTTATAACAATGATAGGGGTTATTTATACAATAGTAAAAATCAAGCAACTAAATATAATAATAGAAAAAACATATTTGCAGTTGGTGCACCATTTTATTTTTATTTTGGTATAAAAAAAGGGGCTTCGGCTTTGGATGTCTTTAAAACAAAATATTTAAATGAATAAGTTTCATATTGTACCAAATGTATTTAAGAATAAACTTGGGGATGATAATAACTCACAGGTATCTATAAATTTTGATACCACAAGGAAAGAACTTATTGAGTTTGATAGGGATGTTGTTGTAGATTTAAAGAAATTATATAGCCAAGAGAAAACAAATTCATTTAAAGTAAGACCAACATTTAAAATTAATTACTTATATGATAACTTTTATTCTGGAACAACTAGCAGCAAATATAAGTCACAGTTGATATATAACATAAATAATAAAACATCCACCTCTATATCAAATGTGGATAAAGGGTTTTTGCCATCATATGAATTTGATTTCTTTAGACCAAATGTGGCAAATTCTTTTGGTTATGAAACAATTAATGCTTTTAAATATAATTGGGATTATTATGTTACCTATCCTTATACTGGGGATAGTAAACAAAATTTAAATGTTAAAATAGGGAATAGATTTTATGATTGGGTTGCAGAAGATGGGATACCATTTGTAACTGATTTGATTGTTGAGAATGGGTTTAATATTGTTAGAATTAATTGTGCATTACCCCATAATGTAAATGAAGGTGAATCTATAATTATTAAAATAGATTCAATTAGTAGGGCTTATGAAATATTTTCATTTGGTGATGGTACTTTTGGTTCAGAGAATTTCATTTTAAATATATTAAATGTTGATAATGGTATTTCAGACAA